TCAAGATTCCAATCAGCGAGCAGTTCGCTCCACAACGCATCGTTAGGCTCAACTTCAAGTGCGCCGGTAGTTATCTGCCCTTCGCTGCCATCCCAAGCGATACCGGATTCCCACCCCGCCGGAGCGGGAGTCGCTTTGCGATCCGATCGTCGTAGCGCAGCGTCGAGCGCATCAGGGTCTTGACCGGGAATAGAGATTGCGTCGTCATACGAACCGGTCACGTGTACGCCTCATCAGGGCAAGAACATGAACGCCGTCGATGCCGACCAAGAGAGTCGGGGCGCAAGGAAATGCCAAGCGTTTCCTTGACGGCAGCAATGATCGGGGCGTGATTTAGAGTATCAACGGGAAGGTTGATGTAACCGACGAGCCGGGTGCGGTATTCACCGGGATCAAGTTCAAGCACTACTCGACCAACCGAGCATCCTCGTGAATACCATTGATTGCGATGCCCTTCGATGAGTGAGGCGAGAGCGTCGGCGTCCGGAGTTGGTGGTTTCGTCATGAGATCTATTCTTACCGAAGTAATGATCTCACCGGGGTGATAGTCACCTGACAGCGCCAACCTGCGTAACCGTCAGGATCACGGATGGGACAGCCGGTCTCGTTGGAGAACTGCTGGTCCCTTCGGATTTCAGCCGCATCGACGCATCGGGAGAGGACCACATGAGTTGAACGTATTGACCAGCGGTGAACGTGTAAACGAAGTTCCATGCTGCAATGACTCGCTCATTGCTCCCTCGAAGGGTGAGGTCAGTCGCCGACCTCGGGACATCCGCTCCATCTGTCCGCAACCAAATCGTCACATCGTCAGGGCCGGCATCGGTCTTGTCGAGTTGCGCTGAGAACTGGACGTTGTATGTGCCGGGATTAGCGATCACGATCCGACTTGTCGGCGAGCCGACAGACACCCCGAACGATTCTTCGGTGGTATTGAAGGTCATGGCGGTGGCGGTGTTGGCCGTGATCGTCTGAGTCGTTGAGTCAGAGAACACTCCGTAGTACCCGAAAGCAAAGCCGGTTTCGAGAGCATCGGTGGCGCTCTGCCAGTTGCCTTTGTCGGAGTTCTTGAAGAACTGCCGATCATCAAACGCCATGAGAATCTCCGCCGGTAGTCACTACGATGATGGGTTCTTCGTTGATGCCCGTTTCTTGACGGGCTTCTTTGCCGGCGTTGCCTTTACGGGCTCGACGACGGCTTGATCCTCAACGGGGATTGCTACGAGATAGCCACGATCAACGAGTTGAAACGCGTTACGCCATTCCGTAACGTCAACGATCTCGCCGGGATTCATGCGAACCCCATCAGCGTCGAACGGACGACGAACTCGATGAGGGCCTACGGGTGCAACGGCCACTAGGACACTCCTTGTAAACAGACGAATCTCCCGCCTACGCCGAGGGGATGGCAGCGTAGGCGGGAGAGAATGTCAGGGTCAGGCTACGGCAGTACCGAAGAAGAACCCAAGGTCAGGTGCGGTCACCTTGTTGGCGAATGCAAGTTCGCCTTCAACGCGATCAGCCTTGAGGAACTCCATGCGGATGCGGCTAACGCCGATCGTTGCGCCAAGCCCACCGGAAACTCCACGCCATGCGAACGTGTAGCCAGCAGACGGAGTCATGAGGCCGGGGTTCGGTGCGGAGTAGGTAAGAAGGGCAGACTTGCCGGTGTTGAACGCGTAAGCGGCGGTTGCGCCTTCAGCGTTGGTTGCACGAACCGACGACGACACAAGGACACGCTCAACATCGAACAGGCGAGCCATGATGTCAGTTGTGATGACGTTCGAGGACGTGTACTTGATACGGTCGACAAGGTCCGGGTGGTTACGCAACTTGCGGTACACCTGATAACCGAGGACGAGCGTGTTCGGCATAAAGCCGGTGGTGCCGAGAACGGTTTCCTTGCCGGCTTCGATGTCCTCAATGGGATCGGAGTTGGCGTAGTCGCTCCACTGCTTGAACTCGTTCGTCGAGGGGGTACCAGCAACGCCGGCCCAATCGGTTCCCCAAACGCCAGTCGTGATGAAGTCAGAAACAAACTGAACTTCTTGACGAAGAAGGAGTCGGGAGGTGACGAATTCGGTCGCTTCACGATCCGGGACGAGCGGCGTGTCGCTGTTCGCACGGGTCTGATCGCCAACGTCCTTGTGGAAAGCCCACACGTCAGCGTTGTATGACGAGGTTGTCAGGTTGTAACCGGAGCCGGCGGACTCGGTTGCGTCTGCTCGACGCTGAGCCTCGTCACGGAACCAATCGTTCTTCGTGTAGACAAAGAACTTGTCTGACTTCTTGTCGACGGGGATCACCGGGAAAATCTTGTTCGCGATGAAGTTCTCTTGCGCCTGAAGATAAGCGATTGAGATGTTCGTCAACGGAGCGTCGACGTGAACCTGATTCAAGTTTGGCTGTGGCATTAGTCAGTCTCCGATCACGCAGCGCGACTTGGCGCAGCGCAGTTGACGATTGCGGACATGATGTCGCCCGATGCAGCACTCGAAAGTGGCGAGGCAACAACATACTTGGTGGTATCGGTGCCGGCGGCAAGCGGAGTTGCGGTGCCGGTCGAGGTTGTACCGAGCAAGAAATGAGTCCCTTGCGTGATGGTTGCACCAGCCTTCAATTTGGTGCCACCTACCACAAGGATTTCGGCTTCCTGTCCGGAGGTCGGTGCGTTCTGAAGAACACCAATCGGGATGTCAGTTGCTGCTGCAACGGCGACGACCTGATTGCTGGAGTTCTGCTTCACGAATGTGTACTGGAGCGCCGAAAGATCAGCGCCAGCGACGCGAGTGATCTTGACGGCGTATGCGGAGATTTCGTATGCCATGTTCAGGCACCCTTCTCGGTGAGGTGACGGAGATACAGTTCAGGGTTCTGCTCGGCGACCTTTACGAACGCCTGCTCGAACGTGGGTGAAATGCCGGCTTCAAGAGCCGACTTCGCTAGACCTTCCAGCGTCTCGTAGGCATCGCTACCTTCGGGACGACCGGCCTTGCCGATCTCAGCGAAAATGCCAGCGCTTTCAGCCTGCGCGTTAGCGGCGGAAAGCACCGTCTCGACGGCACCGGCAAGGTCCGAATCAATGTCTGCGACCTTACGCAGCATCGGTCCAACCTCAGCGGCATCGATTGAAAGTGAAGTCCACTCGGCAGCCTTAGCGATAGCGGCCTCGTCGGCGCGTGCTGCACGCTCCTTGCGGAGTTCGTCTTCGGTTGCTGCTGCCTTGGCAAGTGCTTCAGTAACAGCGGCCTTCTGATCGTCGAACATCTTGCGAAGCGATTCGGGAACGGACTTCATCAGTTCGTCCTCGACATCTTCGACAGCAGGTTCGGTTTCAGCGTTGGCGTGGAGTGCCGCTTCAAGTTCGGCAATGCGCTCGTTCGCCTTGGCGAGTTCTTCGGCCAGCGTGTTGTCGACCTCAACCTCAATGGTTTCTTCAGGCATTGATGCCTCCGTGTTGTCGGGGTGGCCAGTAGCGGCCTTGATTGCGTCGAGGATTTCTTTTGCGTCGTTGGAGTCGGTCGCCTTCATGACCATCCATCCCTCACGAAGATGGGCTGGGTGGTCAACGCCGGATGTTTCCTCAATCGTCATACTTACGAGTTTGGGCATCTTCACTCCTACAGCAGAGAACGAGCCGCCGGCGACGTTGCGGTTGCAACGCGAGACGACCCGGAGTCTCGACGACTGAAAGAGTATCAGCGACGAAACCTACGTCAAGCAATGGCATAGCGATCTAGATAATCGCGTTAGGACCTCTACGAGTTCTCAAAGAACTTGCGCATATCGTTTACCTTGAACCAATCGCACCAAGGTCCACCACCGGGAACCGATTGCCACGATCCCCACAGTTCGCCATACGCTGCGAGTTGCACGACGAGGCGACCGTCTGCGGCTTGCTCAGCGAGCAGGTTCGAGCCGGAGATACCACCACGGAGTTCAACCCACGGGCCAATAGGTCCCTTCGGTGTTCCTGACCAGCAGCCAACAACTTGACCGCCTTCAGTCAAAGCGATGTATTCATCGCGTCCATCAACATTCTTGAAATGAAACATGGTCTTATCTTTCGTTGTGCTGGGGCTTGGGGTTGGGGCGATTGCATATGGTGGTCGAGCGATCTCAGCCATGCCGCCACCATCAAACGGGAACCAAAGGTCTTTCACGCGTGACCCGTTGACATTGCCGTTTCTTGTCCACGCCCCGGATTCGGTCAATCCGATAATCATGGCGACGTGGTCGTATCCGCCCGGAGTTGATCCCCATTCAAACGCGACAAGATCGCCCGGTAGAGCGGTACGGACATTGTACGAGTTGCGGCCTTGCGCTCGATAGTCATCGAAACACGCAGACACCCACGCATAACGAGTCGGGATGCCGCATGAGGAAAGCGCCATGCTTTGGAACGCCATACACCAAGCAGTTCCCCGGCTAAGGGGATACCAAGCCCAAGTCTCGTCGCCACCTTGATTGAGGCGAGCGCCTTCAAATGCAAGTACCTCGTCGGCGGTAGTCATGCTTCTACGCCTTCGAGGTTGGGGTGGGGCTCGCCGGGTGGCGGATCAAAGTGTGGGATTAGGCCGGCAGCGTCAGGGTTCGGAATCGCATCGGTGTCGGCGTAATCAACTTCGGGTGATGGTTGATCGGTCATGCAGCGAATGTATCACCATCAACGATTCAGTAAACGGAGAAGATGTACCACGCCCATGTACCACTAAGAATCAAGATGGCGATAACGCTGACAAGTACCCAAAGGTTCTCAGTGTTCACGTTGCGAATCCTAGCCAACTTGCTGCTCTAGTTCTTCGTCGAGCCACCAATGCGGACCCCATAGTTCCGCCGGGTGATGACCGATAATGACGGCGGCCCGGTCTGCCCGTTCGACGGGAACGCCTTCGGCTCGCCATCTACGCAAAGTGCGTGGGCCGATGTGAAGGGTTTCGCAGATTTCCTTTTCCTTCACGCACATCTTCGAGTTTTCGCACCCGGAGCAATACCGGCAACCCCCGTCGATGTGGATAGGCCGTCCGGTGATGGCAACGATCTTGTCTAGGAGCGGTTGCGCTGACAGTCGTGCGTTTGAGGTCATGGCGCTGTTTGTGCTGCTTCGATGAGGGCATCGAGCAGGACGATCGTGGTGCCTAGTGTGTCAATCGTTTCTTGCCGTACGTTCGGGTCAAGTGTTCCGCCGGCGGTGTCGTCCGTTAGAAGCCGAGCAAGTCTGTCTTGGCAGGCTCGACGAACTACGCGTAGAGAGAAAGGTGAAAGTTCAAGATTCATTGTTATCCCCGTCTGTCAGTCTTCGTCCATAAACGAAACGTTGAGTGCTTCAATGAGATCATAGACAATCCAGCACAGCACCTTGCGCGCCATGTCCGTTAGCGTCTCGCCCTTCTCGGCGGCACCTTCAATGCCCATCTCTGCTGCGTACTGATAAGCGCAAAGATCGGTGAAGACTCGCCAAACTTCATAATCAGAAACAGGCACGGTCGTCGAGGCTACGTCCCTCATTAGGTAACTGAAGTCGTCGTAGTCGTGACGGGTTTCTTCCCAAGTCTCGGCGATGTGGATTAGGAACTCTGCGCCGGGGCTTGTGTGGCCGTCGGGTTCGGCGATGTGCTCGACGAGTCGTTTGAGAATGAACGCCTTCTTGAGTTCGTCTTTCGTAAGTGTGCTCATAGTGTTGCTCCTTGTGGTGGTCGGCGGTGTAGCCGAAGGGTGGTAGAACGCTAGCGCGTGCGGCTAGCGGCGTTGCGGTGGTTCTACGATTCGGTCGTCGAGCGAGCGCCGGCGATTAGGCGTTCGATGCCGGCCCAGTATTCGCCCTCTAGGGCTACGAGCCATTCCGGGGCCGGTACTACCGGCGGATAGGTTCTAGGACGCCTGAGGGCTACTGAGGGCTGCGTAGCGCCGGGGTTCGTAAGGTCGGGGCCGGCGCTAGCCGCTACACCATCCGGGCGCACGAAACGACCTCCGGGTTGGCGACCATTACGTCATGTGGATTGATGTCCTCGACCGGGACTCCGCAACAACCGGTCCATTCGTCATCGCCCATGAACACAAGCAAATGTGTCGTTGGAATTGAAAGTAGATTGCGGTCGATTCGTTCATGCCGGGAACCGACCTGCACTTTCGCAACCTTCGAGTGCGGATGGATGTAGAGCAGGATTCCAACACGACCGTCCGGCATTCGAACTACTCGACGATGACGGGCATCGGTGGGGCGAGGCTTGCGGGTCGCCGGCATCACGTCGCCTTTAGCGTGGCAGCGCTGATTGCTCCAACCGCTACGCCGACGGCTAGCCCTACCGCTAGACCGAACGCAACAGCGACGGCCGCTGTAGTGCAACTGACGAGGATCAGTAGGAAGCGGGCTTGCCTTCGCCCGGTCACGACAGGAACCTTCCGGGTGCGAGGTCGTCGAGCGTGTCAAGGAACTCGTCTTCGGCGAGGCCGGGTGGGAACTGTTCGAAGTCGGATAGAACCCAGTCGCCGGCATCGTTGCCGATGAGATGACGTTGCGATGGATGTCGTTTGTCTGCTTTGCGTTCGACCGCAGTCAATCCGGTTTCGGGGTCATAGGCGAAACGCCAATGCCGATAGGTGAAGATCACATGCCCTCCTTTATGACGGCACGGACGGCGGCGATGATGACGGCCGCTGAGAATCCGCAGATAAGGATTTGGCTGCCACGGGTAATGAGCCAAGTCGTCATGCTCGCTCCATTCCACGGGCTCGACCACAGCGTTCATGGCAGATAACGGATTCGAAGTCGGCGTAACGGTCGGCGTAATGAAACATGTCTGCCTCCGGGATGCCGTCGGTGAACTCTTTGCCGCAGATTTCGCAGCAGGAGTCGTCGGAAGTCCAATACTTCTTGAACGGGTGATCGGTGGTGATACGGACTGCGGTAGTCATGCTGCTGCTCCTTCGTTGTGGTGGTTAGTGATGAAATAGCGTGCGTCTCGTAACGTGTTGAACGTGTCGCCGGTGGAGATTAGTTCTACATCGCCATGCTCTTCGTCGAGTTCGTAGCGTGCGAGATTCCAGTAGGGACGACCTTCGCTGTCCTCCTGTACCGACACTACGAGCGTTCCGCACACCGGATCGCCGGTCGTGGTTTCGTACCACCCGGCTCGAACCTTGTGTAGCCGAACCATACTCGGCGACCTACGGGCTCGACGAGCGGGTGGGACATACACGCGCACGTTCGATGTTAGGTAGTAGGCACGGTCGTAGGTGTTGACTCCCCCGTCGTGAGTGAGGGAGTAAGTCACCATGACCTTGTGTTGCAGATAAGGAGTCACAGCGACGACTTCGGCACCGAGCCAACACTTCCTGAAGTCGCTGCTGCGGTCGACTTTGATCATGCCGACAGTCAAATCCGCTGCTTGAATTGTTTGCACCTCGTCGAGGTTTACCGTCTTCATGAGTTTGCTTCTTTCCGGTAGCGACGCGCCTTGCGAATGATGAACTCAATCGCCGGCGAGTCAATCTTTGATCCGAGGTCGATGCCGGCCCAACTCTCTAGCCGGTCAATGAAGTCGAATCGGTTGATCGGCTCGTCGAGGTAATACCCCTCAACGATTCCGTATGCGTGTTCAAGGATTTCGTCGGTGACATCTTCCTTGGAGGTGACTTCGATCGGGGCGCTCATCACAGGGCCACCGTTGAGACGAGCGCCGTGCGGCGACCTCGAACAGTGCGGAACGTGATCGCCCATTCGGTTTCGTCGACCGGGGCCGGCGGAGCGAGTTTGTCTCGCAGTCCCTTCATCGATCGAATGTGCTGGGCTCCGGAGCGGCGACACTCGTCGGGACCATCTTCCATCTGATCGGTCCATCGGTTGATGATGTCGTCGATGTCGTCGAGTGCATCGGTCATCGATGAGATGTGGAGGTAGGTGGACTTGCCTTCGGTGGTGATCGTTCCCCAAACCGGGAGTCGATCCGGGTCGCCGTTGGTTTCGTTGATCTCGTTCTGATCTTCGTTTACTTCGAGCCGGTACTGGATTTCGTTGGCTTGGAGTTTCGTGATCTTGATTTTGATTTCGTTGGTGGTCATTTCATTCCCCTTGGTTGTGTTGGTTGATTTCACTTGCAGGATTCGCATCCGGTGCCGAGCATGTGGAGCGCTCGACCAGCGGACATGGTCACCCACGAACCCCGTGGCGTTTCGATGAAAGTCATTTCGATAAGATCGTCGATCAGTCGATCAACTTCGTTGTTGAGGTAGTTGCCGCCGTGTCCGTTTCGACCGCAGGCGACTTCGCCGTTGTCGTTGATGAAGAGCATCTGCTCGGTGGTGTTCATGTGACTCCTTAGGTAGCGCCGGGCTCGTCCCCGGTACCCACTACCTTAGCCGGTCGGCCTAGCCGGTGCCACAACCCAAGAACGCCGCCACAGTAAAGGGATCGTGGCGGCGTTCTATGAGGGGGTTGGCAAGGTAGGTCCGGCGCTACGCCGGAGCGGGCTCGACGACTAAGCGATCGACGCAGACAACTGCCAACGCCACTTGTCGTGCTGATCAATACGTTCGGCGATGAAGTTCTCAACGCCTTCCGACTCCACGTCGCCAGCGACTTCGTATGCCATCTTCAACGACGCAAGAACAACATCGTTCGCAGCGAGCAAATCCGCAGCAAGATCAGCCGGCAACGGAGACGCAACCGGAACATCGACGATCGTGCGAAGCGCCATAAGTTCAGGCAAACGGAACGGAGCGACGCCGCCCGATTTCAGGATGTTCTCAGCGACCCCATCTACCGAGCCATAAACGTCCTCGTAGATAGCGCCGAACAGTTCGTGATACTGAGCGAAGTCGGCTCCACGGACATTCCAATGAAACCCCTGCGCACGCAAACTCATCGAGATCACATCGGCAAGCAATACGCGTAGAGCGGAGATAAGCATCTGCGGATCGACGGGCATTTCGTCCTCGACGTCCATCATCTCATGTTCCGCTTTTGATACCGACCCACGTTGCGCTACAACTTGCCGGCCTTCATTGCGATTCACCCAAACGGTCATAACACACCTTCCTCGGTTTCAAGATCAATCATTACTCGTTCGCCACGGCCACCTATCGAGTAGCCGCGAATCTTTCCTTGACGGACAAGGTCCCACGCCCAAGGTTCCCAAACAACACCCATGTAGACGGTGCCGGCAGGGAACTCATGATCGGTTACTTTGCCATCTGCATCAGACATAGGGACAACAACCGGCATCGGCCACGTCAGCGCTTCAACCCATTCGCCTGCAACTACGTCGAGGTTGTGTTGCAAACGGATCTGCCGGTCGGAGTTTCTAACGTAATCCCAAAGAGCCTGTTGGAGTTGCTCCGAGTCAGTCCACTCGCCATGAGCGTCATACGAATCGGGGACGTACCACGGGCCGAGCGTGTATCGACGTTCCTCAGACTTCATGAACACGCCGGCAGTCTTATCTAACGGATCAATGACCGTTAGCGTCGAGACCTTATGGCCAACGCTTTGATCGGTTGCCATCCAACCTTGAGAAGTGCGACGCCAAACGTTGATAAGGACCGCTGGGTCATCTTCGCTTCCGTTGACGGTAAACGTGGAATCGGGAATGTTTAGTTTGCCCTCGGTGACGATTCGGGTGATCTTTCCGCGTGCGGTTCCACCTGACGATCCCCACGAAACGAACGAGCCGACCCGCACGTCTTCGGCTTTGCTAATCACCGGTGGTGTCGGCTGTCGTCGAGTACGTCGCGTACTTGACCCCATAGGCACATCAACGTGAACTTCCGAAACGGTCGGAGATTTCTCAACGCTGTCAAGAATGCTGCGTGTCCATGAGATTGCCGGGTCGCCACCCCACGCTGCCCACGCAACACGACCGGCGGACGGGTAGTTATCTTCACCCGGCGACCACCCTTGACCCTGCTTATCTACAGCATGGCGAGCGAGGTAGGACGACATGCGTTGGATAATGTCAAGCGATACGGCTCGACCAGCGGCTAGGTCGGATGCGCGTCGACGGCCAACCGGTGTGAAGTTGTCGCCGGCGTAGCCTTCTTCGATCCAGCGGACTGCGCGTTGCGCTTCTTCCTGCACGCCCTTTGGTGGCGTGTACATCTCCGCTTTCTTGAACCGTTCTATCTCCGCTAAGCGTTGTTCGGCTTCGGGGAGTGTTGCATAACACCCAAAGGAACGGGAGCCATCAGCGGAAGTGACGCAATAACCCTCGTCGGTTTCAACGATATCTTTCATGAAAGACATCTCAACGTCGAGTTCTTCGTCGGGGAGTTCAGGGCCGAGTAGCCGGGTGCGCTCGGGGATTACCCACAAACGACAGATGCCTTCCGGCATGATCGCACCTTCGACCCAGTAGCAGCCTGCGGTTTCAGGGCAATACGCAACACAGTTAGCACATGCGAGATTGTCGTCAGCGAATGGTGACGGCTCCATGTAGTGCGCTTCGTCGGCGGTGAAGTAGCCGGCAGTCTCGACGATCTCGTCGATAGAGGCAGCGAGCATCGCTGAGCGAACGGTTAGGTCGCCGATGTCGGCTCCGTGATCGTGTTCGTGTTCATAGTCGTAGGCATGCATTTCGTGAGCCATCTTGCCTACGACCCCATTGCAAATCGTGCCTTCTTCGGGCGCCGGTCCACCACAGATGCGGCAGCGCAACACGCCTTTACGCGTAGTCCAAACGGCACGCTCGAACGCGTGCGGCGCACGGGCGGCGATGCGTTTGCGGTTTCGGGCGATGGCTGCGTTTTCCTGCTCGAAGGAAAGACCTTTGCCGAATACGGAACGGAAGCGACCTAACAACCCAACACGCTGCTGCGGATACGATTGTGTGTCGTCGTATTCCTCGTCATCAGCGTCGGCGTATTCATCGTCGCCGTTCCAGTCGGGTTCAGGAAACTGCACCTCCGTGTGTTCGGCGGGTGCGGGTGGTTCGTCATTTACTTCGGGTGCGGTGGTAGGCACCCACCCCTCATCGTCGTCTGATGGCATTAGCACGACCGAGTAGCCGTCATCGGTAAGGACCGATGCGATATCTACTGTTCGAGCGCCAAGCGAAACGATGGCGTCAACCTTTGAAGCGAGGTCTGAAGGCAGGTTCGTTGCCGACGTAAGCGAGGTCAAAGGCACGTTACGAACGATGTCAATGACCTGTGGGGTTTGTTTGCTTTGTTCTTCCACTAGAGCCTCCGGCGAGTAATGCTACTTCATCGAATGTGGTTGAGCATTTGGCTGCAACGGCTAATGCGCACCGGTGAACGTAATGCTATTCGCCGGGGATAAGAACAGCGGTGCATCGGCACGACGGGTGATCCGGCGGCATAGATTCGCCGTTAGAGAAGTCATCGTCGAGGGGTACCATTTCCCCGTCGAGGGATTCGCAGTCAGGACAAGCATCTCCTTCAGCAATCCATTCCTTCTCGGAAGTGGCTCGGTTGATTAGCCCGGAGTCAGCGGCCTGCTCCCACGAAATCGCTCGACCCTGATTAGCGGCGGTCATTACTTCAGTCCTAGCGATCATTTCGCCACGCGATCGAAGCAGTCGATCCCGATACTTTCCAGCCACCCTGTTTGCTGCATCCATAGCGTCAGACGGGCTGTATCCCTGCGTAAGAAAGTCATTGAAGTTTCGGTCGTAGGTTTTCGTAACAGCCTGCGCCCAACGATCATGCAACCCAACGGTCTGTGAAAGTTGTCGAGCGATCTCGCGTGGATCAATCTGATTTACGAAAGAGTTCGTGATGAGGCTACGGATTTCACTTCGTATGCTGTCGCTAACTTGTACAACTAACTCGCCGGAGCGAGCCGCCGCCCAAGATGCTGCGCGTGGATCGGTGACGTTGAACGTGTACTTGCCTACAGCGGCAGCAAGGTTCTTAGCCTCGGCTTTGCCGGTTTGCGTTATCTGCTGCAACAGTACGCTGCGAGTGTCAGACATACGGAACCCGAACGCACCCCAATCGAATGCTTGTACAGCGTTCGAGACTGAACCCGAACTAAGCGCACGGGAAAGCGCCGGCGTTTCAATGCCTGCCGTTAGATCGCCGACAGCCTTAGCGAACGTGTCTGCGATCTTACGCTCAGCAGCCGTCAATCGGTTTGTGCCGATCGGACGCGCAGGGATAACCCTGCCACCCGCTTTTCGTATGAAACGGACTGACGAGGCAGCCACGGCTATTCGCCTGAGTCTCCGAGGCCGGGGACCAACGTGGACAGAGGCGCTGATTGATCCGCCGGCGGTAGACCGGCAAGATCACGCACCCAACTTTCAAGTGTTTCGTCGGGAACGATTGCTCCGGCTTGCGAAAGTTTGAGTACGAACTCGGCGATGCCGGCAAGATCAGTTGCACCGATGTCGGCGTAAGTGAGTTTCGGGCAACGAGCGGTATCCATACCGTTGAGTTTCAGTAGTCGAGGAATAGCGTGATCGTTGAACACGTCGGTAATCCCGCTAGCCCAAGCATCGATAGCCTGCGTAAACAGGTCAATCTTTGATGTGCCGAGCGCAAACGAACCAACATTGCTGTGGCCGAGCAGAATGAAGTCGGCAAGGACTGTCATCGCAATTCGTTGATCGTATCGAGCGATGATCTTGTCGGTATCAAACTGGCGTTGACCGCCGGACGAAAGCAGTTCTAAGCGGAAGAGTTCACGTCCGGCTTCGTCGTAGGCGAGCGGAAAGACAACGCCTTCCTGTTCGTTGCGTTTGATCCCTTGAACGATGTCGGTGATTGCTGATAGCGCTGAGCGTTGCGCTTCGGTTGCGTTACTTGCAAGCAATGACGGTGGCACATAGGCGATAGGTAGACCGGCGAGATCGCGTTCCATTCCTACCGCTTCGAACTCTTCGATGCGGCGTTTGTAATACCACGGGCGGAACGCGTTGCGGAGAATCGAACGGCCTTCAGGGTTTGCCTTCGCTACGGTCGTGCGAAAGAGCAGCGCCTTCTCCATGGGAATGGTGGCGTGAACTCCGGTCGATGGGTCCCATTGAACCATCGCTTCGAGGGCACCGTCTTTGCCGAATATCCATTGCCAGCGACTCTCTTGCGCTCGATAAGCGATTTTACGCCAACCGATTCGACCGTCGTTGTAACGAGACTTCTTAGTCGGGTCCGTTTGATCCGGTCCAAGTCGTCGCTTGTAAACAAGTTCGTGGAACGAGAATCCGAATGGAAGCATCGTCAAGATTCCTTGAAGCAACGCTCCCCAAGATTCGTTTAGATCATGGCGGCATGACTCGACGAATTGCGCTACGTCTTCATCTGCCGGCGTGGAGTTGCCGTCTTGATCGGTGTAAGGATCGACACGCCATTCTACGTGTAACAGCAGTTTCTCAATAGCGAATAGCAACGCACCCACAATCGGGTCGTTGTCGCTCATCTCTCGCCAAGCATTGACTGCGTTGGTTCCTCGAAGGGCGGAGAGTTGATCGTCGATGATGAAACCACCGACGCGGCGTAGGCCGGTAGTTCCAAGTTCTGTCATGTTTTCGTCGGCCACTAGCGAAGTCTCCTGCTATTGATGGCGGTAGATGCTTGTCTAATGCTAGTGCCGTCTTCGATCGCTGACATGATCTGTGTGCGCTCGTCGCGTGGATGCCCACCCCACACGCCGAACGGCTCGTCGAGGTGATCTGTTAGGCAGCGGATTCGTACCGGACATTCCTTGCAAATGCCCCTCGCTTTGTTGACCGTATCCCGTCCGAAGAACACGCTCAATGGGATGCGTTCTTTGCGGCACGTTGCCCCAACCCACCAGCCGGGTGCGGCCACGAAGGGCAACCTCATTCGGCGAGTTCACCCTCGGCCATTGCCAACGCAATGATGCGCAGCGCTTCTCGTTCTGTGAAGCCACCGTCGAGTAACGCTAGATAGATTTCGTGCAACGCGACGCAAGCCTCAACTAGAGGCGGTAGGTCTCCGTCTTCGGTTTCATCTTCGTACTCGTCGTAGTCGTCGTCGAGTTCGTCGTCGTAGTCGTCTTCGGCCATAACGAACGATTGTAGCGGCGAGCGTTGACGGGGATTAGGGATGGGTGACGACCGGGGAACCTTAGCGACATGAAAAACGCTTTGACTCGTTGCGCTGATGACAGAAGCACTAACGAGCAGGTTCCCCTTCACCCGAAGGATCACGGGCTAGGTCGTCGAGACTCAATGTTATGAACGGCGAGCGGCGATGATTACGTTGGCTAGAACTTTCGTTCGGTCCATCTTCAAGGCGGTGGCGGTAGCGGAGACGAGGCGGTTGCGCCGGCGGTAAAGCGCCGGAACCTTGGCGAGATCGCCGGCCTTCATAGCGGCCTGCAAGGCCCTGTGCGCTTCTACTAGCGGTCCTAGCCGCCTACCTAGCCGGATACGGGCCTGCGGCCCCTGAGCGTAGCCATAGGGCTCGACGAGCGGGGTGGGTAGGGGAAGGCGGTGGTGTCGGGTTGTAGGCATCTGATCCGCCTACAGGCCGTACCGGGACAGTTCCACGGCCTCGTCCCGTGCGGCGATCCAAGACTGAAGGTACTCGGTCCACTCGTTCGAGTCGGTGTCGGGTTCACGACCTTCGTCCTCAACGAAACAGTCGTAGGCGAGTTCTACATCCGCCTCGCTGTATTCGTCCGGGTCGGGCTCGTACCAAGAGTCCGGTCGTCCGACGATGTGTCCGTATGCGCTCATGTGTTTCCTTTCGGTGGTTGGTTGTAGAGGTTGAGTTAGGCGACCGGGAATCGAAATGCGGCAGCCGATGATGGTGTCCAAAGGTCGCCGTGGTTGTCGTCGATCATTAGACCGTCGTCGAGTAGGCGAGTGATGTTCGCCTCGGTCAAGCCACGGGTGTTGCCTTGAGCGTCGGTCGTGCAGATCACCGCCGGTCCTACGAGTTGCCGTCCCGTCATGAACGATGCGACGAGGTTGAAGCCGAAGTCATTTCGGAACAGTCCTTCCTCGTTGACCCAAACATCGCAAGCAAATCCCATCTGATCTTCGGTCTGTGCAACGCACTCGACGTATCCGCCGACGAGCGACTGGAGATCGGCGAGTGTTTGTTTGGTCGGGGCGATGAGTAGAGCATCACCGTATTCGGTGATGTAGACCCAAGAGCCGGATCGGTTAGTGGTGGTGGTGGTCATGATTCTCCTTGGTGGGGATAATGCAGAAGCGCCGCCATTTGCAGGCGGCGCTTCCGTTGGGGGAACTGGGCTCGACGAGTTACTTCGTGACTCCGAAGCAGACCTTGCGGAGATCGGCGGCGAAGAGGTTGGCGAGGTCTTGATCTTCGAACTCCATCACGAGGATCAGGGCGTAGATGTTCTTTTGGATTGAGTTGACTGCGTGCTGCCAGTCGGCGTATGCGCTTTCGATTCGCTGCGCTGGGTTTGCAACCCACTCGGCGGACCGGGGGCTGAAGCCGTCGGCGATTTCGCCACGGATCTTCGCTGCGTAGGAAGTGAGACTTTCCGACTCGACGACCATCGTGCGATGAGCGGATTCGATGTCCCATCCGGCACGAATGATTTCTTCGAAGAGATGTTCGGCGACTTTGCTGCTGTAAAGGTCGAAGCCGCACTCGACGATCGCTGCCCGGAGGTCTTCCTTGACGATGATGTGTCCGTTCGTGATGCTGCTGCGGTTTGCGGTGGTAGCGGTGGTGGTTTCCATGTTGTCTCCTTGGTAGGCCGGGGCTGTTCCCGGTAGCCACCAACCTAGCCGGCTGCCCTAGCCGCCGCAACTGCCGCCAAACGTCGCCCCAGTAGCGGTATCGCAGCCGCCGGCGTCGAGCCGCCCTAGCCGTAGGCCCTACCGACCGAGGCGCTTCCAGCGGTAGGCGTTAGCCCCATTCACGGCCCACCAAAGTGGAGCCATCGCCGCCGCTCCCCATCGCTCAAACAGCACCGCGACGACAACCCACGGGATCGAATGACCGAGCACGATCAACCATCCCCACCATCGACCTGATCCAACAATCCATTGACCTGCAATGCCAACGACTTCGAATGCAAGAAGAATCCACCACCACGATTGTTCGCTCATCGTCGAGCATCATCGCCGGTAACGACGGCAAGAACACTTGCGGCGAGTAACGGTGGCACCGCATTGCCGATCTGCTTGAACTGCGAAGTCTCGTTACCTTGCACCGGATACCCATCGGGAAAGGATTGCAATCGCAACGTTGAAGCCGGAGTCAATCGCTCGACGACTATCCCGTCGACGGTGATGTGCCATTGTCCGCCGGACTTGCCGGTAATCGTTTTCGATGGCGACGTCCACGGGTCGAATGTTTGCGCGGTACTGCGATCACCTCGCACCTTCCACCGCTGACCGGTATTGACTTGCGCTCCACGCATTACCTCTGCGTTCCAATCAAGAGCAGCGGCCATAGGAACCCACGGTTGCAATCTTCCACCGAACAGGTCTTCCTGTGGATTGTGATTGTGCGTCGGCGTAGGTGGTCGAGCACGATCGGGGTCGGTATGCGCTATGAGGAATGAACGTTCACGGGCTTGCGCTACGCCATAGTCGGCAGCGTTCAATACGCCGGCCCAAGTTGCGTAGCCCCAACCTTGCAATGTTTCTTGGAAGTCCATCCACACGGGAAGCGCTTGCGGGACTTGTTCGCACGCAATCCATTGAGGCCGTATCGCTTCGGTCCATCGAAGAACTTCATGGATCAACTGTCCACGTTCACCTTCGAGGCCGGCTTTCGTTCCGGCCCAAGAGAAGTCTTGGCAAGGCGGCGATGCGATAAGCCCGGTTGCACCGGTGAACCGAGCGCAGTCGTATGTTGCGACATCGGTTTGGATTGTCTTATGGCCGGCAGCGCAACGGGTTGCACACGCATCGGCATCCCATTCCAATCCGATCTCGGTGGCGTGCAAGCGCTCGTCGAGTAGGCGTAACCCTTCCGACCAGCCACCGGGGCCGGCGAATAGATCAACGATCATTGCCGATCAATCCTTGATTACGGGTTCGTACTCGTAGATGTCGAAGGCCACGCCTAGTGTTTCTTCGTCGGCGGACCCTGCCATCCAATCCACGAGAACTCGCATAGGTTCGCCGGGAGCGATTTGGATCATTAGCCCTCGAACCATAAGCGGGTCGATGTTCAATGCTGCGCACACGGTCAGGCCCAACTGGTTGCTTGCCATTAGAACGGACCTTCGCTCGGCCCGTCCATCGGGCCTTCCATGCGTGAGCCTACCCACACAAGCACGACGGCTACCGCCAGCAGGGCGAGGATAAGCGGCACGTTCATGCTTGCGGTGGAAAGACTCTTACGGACATAGCGCAAACATCATGCGAATCAATCTCGTCGAGCGCAGCCTGTTCGATTTCGTCAACGGAGAGCGGTGCGTGATCGTGCGCTGCACAGAACATCCCCGAAGTGAAACCGTTCATGAGGCCGGTTTGCATCCACCGGCGGAATAGTTCAGCGTCACTTACTTCTGTGTCTTCGCTCATGGTTGCGGCCACCGTGCATACACAACGATCTCGTTATCCGACACGCGTCGAGAGTACGCTTCGACTCCGACTTGCCGTAAGAAGTGCGCGTATGGCGACACACGGTTGAACGTAGGGCCGGAGCGGACAAGCGCCCATTCGCCGGGACGGGCTCGAAGGTCGGTAGCGACTCGATCTTCCCATCGGCTTCGGGTGCTTGACTTGCGGTGTGTTTCGGGTGGTGCGTCAACAAACTGAATGTTTGCGCTTGTTTCGGTAGACATGAAACTGCGTTTCCTTTCTTCACGTTAGGCGTGAAGGTTAGCCGCAGGTTCGCACCAATCCCCTGCACCGAAAGTCTTACGCAGTTTGCGCAGTCTCTTTTGATCTTCGGTCCACGTCACACGAATGTATTCGTTGCATGGTTGGCTAAGGATTTCATCGGCGTGACCGATTTGCCATGCGATCACACCGAGGATGCGGGAGTGTTCCGCTTCGGTGAGTTCGACGCAGTAGAGGCGACGGGGCTCGACGACGGGTTCCGTCTCCCCGGACGGTGGGTTGTTAGGTTCCGTGCTCATAGCCCCTCAGTCGCTTTCGTTGGCCGTCAGGCGGTTGGTAGTACCGGCAGCACCGGGGACAGCCTTCAGGAGCCTTGCAGCCTCGTCGAGCCAGCCTTGGCGGATCGCCTCGTTGTCTGTCCGCTCGGCGGCGGCGAGCAGCACCCGCAGGCGAGCGCCGGCGGCGGCGTTGATGTCAACGGTTTCAAAGTTCATAGCGAAACCTTGTGACCACCGAAGTCGACGTTGACGAAACATGAAGCGAGGTACACCGTCTCGTCGAGTTCGTCTGCGTAGACATAAGCGACTTCACCTTTGACCCATCGTTTCTGTCCACGAATGAACGTGCGTCGAACGATGTAAGCGTCGCTGCCTCTGTGGTATTCGACTTCGACTCGATAACCCTTACCGACTTCGAAGGTGAGGGTGACGGGTCCGGTGCGCCTAACGCGTCCACCCGAAACGGCGAGGACGGTCATGCGGCTGATTTGGCTGAGCATCGTATCAATGATGCGGTCGTCTTCGGTGGTCGTGATGGTCATGCTCGGCTCCATTCGTTTGCTGGACACATGAGGCCCTTGCCGCAATCACAGTTGAGTGCCTCGACGGTAACGGTGATGATCCATTCGTTTCGACGGATCTTGAGCGGTCCGCCCTTCGCCCACACCTTGCCGGCTCGGTCACGTTCCCGTGCGGTAATGAGGCCGGCCTTGTGCGATTCCCTGAGTAGGTCGCTGACGGCGAATGGTTTCAGAGTGGTAATCATGTCGTTCTCCTTGACGGTGGTGGTTTGGTGGTTTGCGTGGTCGTCGAGCGGGTTCATGATTGAGCCGCTTCCATCTCACGACGGTGGTCGGCTTTCGCCTGTTTGTAGTCGTTGTAGTAGCCGATGAACTCGTCGTACTGATCGACCGGAACTTGCGTGCTGAACACTTGAGCGATCGTCACTACGAGTGCGTGCTGCTCCATTGATCCGCTTTGCAGCGTGTCGCTGATCTCTTGAAGCGTGAGCAACTGCATTGCGGTTTGCTTGAGTTGGGTGCTGGTCTTGGTGGTGGTGTTCATTGGTGTTCCCTTCGTGGTTTGGTTTGGTTGATGTTCGAGGTTTGCGTTACGGGTGACGGTCATGCTTCGACCGCCGGCTTGTAGCGAGCGAGTGCTTCTTTTGCATCGCGTTTGCGGTCGAAGTTGTCGCTTATCTGCCACGGCACTTTGCGCTCGCCGGTGATCGCATCGACGAAGATCCATGACACCCAAATGCGACCGCCGGGGGTCGGGCATCCTTTCTTGTGGAAGCGATCACATAGCGGGTGGTCGCATACAAGGCCGACTCCATCACGATCCCATTCTTGCTTGATGAGTTCGAATGTCGGCTCGACGGTGTGTCCGTTGGCGAACCGAACGGCTGCGGCAAGGAGCGCAAGTGACTTGCCTTCGAGTCGGAAGGTGGGGTCGATCCACATGGACTTGGCGAGGCGGAAAACCTCGCTGCTCATTACCGGGCGGCGGCGGTCGTATGCACCGCAGATGTCTTTGACTGTTTCCCAAGCGATCTGTTCACTTACGCCGGCGGCGTTGCTGAGATTCGTGATCGTGGTTGATCGAAGTTCGGTGGTGGTCATGATCGTCTTCCTTATCAAGCGTTGTCGGTGGTGGATTCGGCGATGTACTGCAACTCGGCACGATCTTCTTTCGCTGCGTGAAGAAGTGCGCAGGTTCGATCGATCTCGTCGCCAAGGCTTTGGACTTCGCCGAGTGAGTTGATCATTCCGCCTTGGACGAGTTGGCTCATGAGGTTGTTCATTCGCCGAGCGAGGATCGCTGCGTCGTCGTAGAGTTTGGCTTCGAGCCGGTTGATCTTCTTGTCTTTCTGTTCGATAAGTTCGTTGATGGTCATGGTTTGTCTCCTTGGTTTGTGGTGGTTGGTTATCGGGCGGCTCGACGAGCGGCGGCGAGGTCTTCTAGAAGGCAACTTTCGGTCAACTTGAGGCCGGCGATCCGTGCGCTGCATCGTGCGGCGATGCGATCGTCGCCGTCGCCGAGTGCGATTGTCTTCGTGGTGTGACACATTTTGATTTCGGTGCGAGTGAGTTCGATGCGATCGAGAATGGTTTTGATGTTGGCTTCCATGATGTCTCCTTGGTTAGCCGGGGTCGTTCCCGGTAGCCCCAACCTTAGCCGGTCGGCCTAGCCGGTGGGGAATCCGGCAGAATCCGGCCCCAGTACCGGCATCGGGGCGGCGGTATTACGGCAAGGGCTGGCCGGGGCGTAGGCGGCGGCGGCGCTACCGGCGGCGGCTCGACGAGCGGCGGCGGACCTAATCAGCAATCAGGATGGAAATGATTCGCAGTCGTAATCGTTTCAGCATGATCGTTCCGGTATCCCGGTACACGCTCATTTGCAATGTCGTTTTGACCTGCTTTCGGCATGATCGTGCGGCAGTCGTTGCACCGGTACGTCAAGTTGTCGCTAGTCGTGCCGTCATGACCGAAGTCGTCGAGCGGTAAGTAACGCCAACACTTTGCGCAGCGCTTCGTGTCGTGAGCGTTCACTAGAGCCAGCCGAACTTACGGCTACACCCCGGCCACGCCTTCCACCCGGATGAGGCAAGGACGCGTTCGGCGACAACGATCTGCTGCTCTCGGCTCGCTTCCCACGGGTCCGGTGCGAACTCGCCGCCACCGAAAGACAACCATGTGGAGTAACTGCGTTGGTGCATGAACTGAAGTCCGCCACCGAAGCCGTTGCCGGTGTTCGTTGCCCAGTTGCCGCCGGCTTCGCATTGGGCGAGTTGATCCCAACGGGAACCGTCACCGGGGTCAAGATTCGGAGCGGGTGTTTCACGTGAAACATCAACGACCGGAGCAACCGTGGTGTCCGGCGTTATGTGCTCGACGAGTTGCGCTAATGCTTCAGCGGCGGCGGCGTTAGCGTCGAGCCCGGTTCCGTAGTCAAGCGCTTCAACGTGCGAGGGGTCATCGCTTTCCGATGGACACATACCGGACTGGTAGATCAAACATCCGGCGGTTGACGTTGGTGCTTTTGTGATGGTGAGGGTTGGTGCTGCATTGCTATCGCTAACAATGGCGAGGATTACAACCACGATGCAAGCGACGATGACAAAGACGAATAGCCGGAACATCGGCCCTCCAAGGTCAAGGAACGGTGGCCGGCGCTACACCGGCGATACGACCGCTGTGCGGTCCTGCGTAGGTTGTCGAGGGGTAGCGTAGCCCCACCGGGGAGGCAAGCCCGCTCAGGGGCGTTGAGGGCTCGCTAGGAGCGGGACTAGGTCGGCTACAAGGCCGATAGGCCACCTAGGTCGAAGTCGTTGCCCTTCATGAATCCAAGCGGCGCTACGTCGGGGATAATGCCGGACCCCATGCCAGTGAGTCCTAGCGACGTTATTGCCCATACCAACGCGTCGAGGCGATCCGGGGACTCGCTGCTGGATTGAGTCCAAGCAGTCAATTGATCCTCAAGGACAGAGAAGCGCAACGGACTGCCGACATGATGAACTCGACCTTGTTCGTAGAGCGCTGCTACCGGCTCGGCTCTCGCTCGTTTTCCAACGCGTGCGGTAACTCTCGTTACCGGCAAGCCTGCCCGTTGAGTTCTAAGCACTTGCGTTACGAGGTCGCCGCCTTGGTTTCCTTCGGCAATGACCCGGTCGGCCTGCCAGTCATCGAACATTTCCACGACCCGGCGAGCCCATTCGTCGACGGTAGGGCGTGCTGTGGATTCGATTGTTGCGTCGTCGAGGACGTAGGCGTGGCCGGGACACGGATCGACCCTGCACGTTTCGGGTTGGTGTGGACCGATGCCGGCGACGATGATGCCGGTTTCGTCTGCGTTCTCGCCTGAAGTCATAGCCGGATCGACGCCTACTACGACACGCGTTAGGTCTGATCGTGCGATAAAGATCATGTTTCGTTATCCACCCATTGCGCACGGAGCCGATCGATTTGTTCGAGCGACCATAGAGCGCCTTCAACGTCAGTAAGCATTTCGCCGTGCAACTCCTGCCTGCCGATACGGGTGCCTTCGTAGGCGGTTAGCACTTGGCTGCGGAACGACGGTGCGAGGTTGTCTAGGTTCGCATAAGTCGTATCGGTGGTAGTGATCGTCGTGGGGCGCTCGATCAACTGTCGCATCAAACGGATCGGCTTTGGAGTCGTGGTCATCAGGCAGCGAGGGTCCTGTCCGATACGCAAACCGAGCATGAGGTTGTTCCAAGACGTGTCGAGCGCATCACCCTTAGTTGCATCCGGCCACGCTGCTGATTCATCAACCCATGCGGCATCGTGCTGCGGTCCACGCAACTGCGACGGGGCATCCGCCGAATAGGTGAACGCTTGCGCACCGTTAGGCCATACGAGCCGGCGCTTCGTCGGTTGATGATCGGGGCGTGGGAGCGGATCGGAACAAGCCATAATCCCTGAGTCCCCATAGATCATAACGTCTCGAACATCTGCACGGGTTCGACCTACGAGCGCTATGCGACGCTTCCCGTGATTCCATACTTGATCGAGAATCCATTCGGAACCGGCACGGGTCTTGCCGGCACCACGACCACCGGAGAACAACCACACCAACCATTCCCCTTCGGGTGGTCGTTGCGCTGGACGAGAATGACGGCACTCCGGTCCATGATCCGACGAGTCGATCGGATGTTCACACCAATGCCAACCGACGTGCGGCGATCCATCGCAATCCGGGTCAGGACAATAGAAACGACGAGTCGTATCCGTCTCGACGGAATCTAGTTCCGCTGCAACAGCAGCCCGTTCCGCATCAGACAAGCGAGCGAGCACACGCCGCCGTTGCGATGCGGGTAATCCCCGAAGGCGATCAAGAGTCGTCGTCATCGTCCGCTGTGTCAGCGATTAGTTCAGCGATCCGTTTGTCGAGTAGGTCAACGTCAACTTGCACGGGACCGCCATTAGGTCCGGTAACTTCGGTGCGTTGATAGCGGCCCCACCGGTGCGAGTGTGATCGTTCAAGGAACCAAGCCGCTGCTTGCCACGTTCCGTTCTGTGCAGCCTGTTGGATTAGTGCAACGGATCGCACCTCGGCAGCCGCTCTAGCGTTTTCTACTGCCTCTCGGAACTCTCGGAGTTCTTTCGGTGCGTTGTCGTCGAGCGCGTCGGCCATCCATCGGTAGAAGGTCGGTTCGCTGATGCCGGCGTAGCGTGCGGCAGTCTCTTGATAGTTCCCGGCTTGGAGTGCTTGAACGATTTTCTCTTGGACTTCGGGTGTGAGTTTCGTTGGGCGTGACATTAGGTTCCTTTGACCGGGTTCTAGTCGAACACCATAACGTCAGGGTTAGCGTGCTGTTCTGTTGTGTTGTCGATCTTTGTGCCGTCTACCCATGTGCGGTTGAGCATGGGGTGGGTTTCGTCTTCCGGTCCCCAGTCTGTGTCGGGGTGGAATGCGATGACGTTGAGGTTGTCGCCGGAGTCGGCGGTGTGGAATGAGTGAACAACGTCTTTGGGGATAATCCACATCATGCCGGGGAGTAGGTCGAGGCGGTTGCCGTCTCCGTCGATGCAGTAGCCGGCACCGGAAGCGATTGCGCCGCACCGGACTGACGGGTGTGTGTGCGCTGTTTGATGGATTCCCGGTGGGAAGTGTAAGAGGTTTAGGCAGGGGTCGCCGAGCCGTGGTGGCGAAATGAGCAGGGTATCGGAGCACCTGTCGATGTAACGCAAGCGGCCCTTCGGCTCGACGGGTCCACCGATGGTGCGGAGCGGCACGAAGTCGGTTGTGTGAATGGCGACTAGGCGTGCAGGCTCATCGGGGTTGAACAGGAATGTAACCGGAGCGCTAACAGCGAAGTATTGACCGGCGACGAGTGTGACTGGTTCGAGGTTGTGGGTGTAGTCGCGCATCATGACCGTACCTTCGCTGACATACCCGAATACAGCGCCACGCGTTTCAATGATCGTGGCGTCGGTTGCCGGTGCGTGTTCTTCGGAAACCGTCTCGAATCCGTAGAGGGTTGATTCGCGTAGCGATCCGTCCGGCATCGTGTCGGTGACGGTGAGTAGAGGCCCGAAGTATTCGGTCCACGTTTGGAACTTGTCGATGATCATTCGGTGATACTCCTTGTTGTAGCGAATCTTTCTGGGGTGATAGACGGGTCGAGGCTATTAGCGAGCCGCCACGCCTGTTCGTAACCGCCTACGAGTTTGTGTTTGAGGTTGAAGAACGGTCCGTTGCCTACAAGTTGGCCGTGGACGTTGTGATAAATCCACGGCTTCGGGATACCGACTTTGTCCATGTACGCCCAAATGTGTTCATGCTTCCACGCTCGAATAGGGTGAAACGATCCGAGATGACGGGTCTTGTAGAGCATGTGCGGCACCGTGTTCTCTTGCGTCCGGCGACCGAAAACAACCATGTCATGTCCGTTCTCGGTGGCGTAGTCGCGCATCGTGGTGTGCTGTCTTTGCGCAAACCACTTTAGTCTGATCCGGCTATCCGTAGCGAAAAGGTATTGGGGGTTGTGTCGAAGCCAGTCGTCGTCGCGCCGTTTTTCCCATGAGATAGTTAGCCCCATGTTTGCTGCGATGTTTTGTACGTCTGCGGCCTGCCGTTCGTAGTAATGCGAAACTTCACATGCGCCGATCGTGATGCCGTGGAGCGCCATTAGGTGTGCCATAACGATGGAGTCTTTACCGCCGGAAAACGCAAGCACAGGATTAGAACAAGTGACTAATGCCGAATCAATGTCGATATGGGCTTGAGCGATTAGTTCGTCGAGGTCTGCGGTCACGACTCAACCTGCTTGTCCGTGTCCGGTTTCCATGACTCCGAGAAGTCTTCGCTTGCGCCGCGTTCGATCATCTGTCCACGCATAAGCAGCCTTGTCACTTCTTCTGAGTCCATACCGAGCCGTGCTTTGAGGTCTTCCGGGGAAACGTCATACACGTTTACGAGTTCATCAACGATGTCAGCCATACGGACAACGTGATGTTTGCCGCGTGCTCGATTATGTCTAATCGTCGCCATCCGCTGATGAGCGGGATCGGGGTCAATGATTACGACCGGCACCAAGTTGTTGGTCAACGCTCCAACGTCTTTGCGCCCCGAAACCGTCCAGCGATGAAAGCCGTCAACGATTTCGTAACGTCCGTTATCGACCGAACGAGCGACGATAGGTTGCGTCCACCCCGACTCTAGGATCGACTGTGCTAGCAACCGAAGTTCGGGAGAGGCAACGTGATTCGGGTTGTAGTCGTTTGCCTGTAGGAGTTCCCGGTCAAGCCATTGGACGTTAGATATCGGTTGTTGATCGTGGTGCGACATGAGTGCCTTCCGGGTCGTCGAGTATTGGGATGCGTTTCGGTAGCCATGATGCGCCTTGATCGCGCAACTCTTGGGCTTCCTTCGCGTAACGGACCTTGAACTTTTCGTACTTGTTGTATCCGGGAGCGAGGCTAGCCATGATGCGTTTCTTTAGGTCCGCTGTTTGTGCAGCCTTAGCAAGAATACGCCAAGACACACCCGTCAATGGGTGACGGCTGCTAATGAGGATTGGGTCCTCAACCTTTTTGTAATGGAATCGAATGAGGCCTTGCACGGAACGTGCCGCAGCAACCCTCATTTCATTGTCGGTATGTTGATCGATGATCTCTCGAATACGTTCTTGCGGTGTTTGATCTTTACCTAGAACGAACGGGCCATAAGCGCCATAAAGTTCGGTGTTCGCATAACGACTCGCTGCCGCAGCACCGGGGACTCGGTCAACCATTTTGTCCCATAGTTCAGGATACGCTTCATGCCATTCATGTAGGCCACGCAACGGTTCGTCACCGTATGGCGGAGCGCAGCGTTGCGACGCATGTCCCACCCCCATCATTTCAAGGATGTCGTAATACCGGTTGTAGTCCCAACCGAGTTTCTTCGGCGCAGTCCAAACGTCAGACGTAGTCCAGTCGTACACCGGATATGCCTTCACGATCCAAGGAGCAGTCTTCCACGGCGGCGTAATCCAGTTATGCAATCGGCTAGAAACTGAAACCGCTTTCAGTCGCGTGAGCGATTCTTGCGCTCGAATACCTAGAACCGCTGCTGTACGACCGTATTCGGGACCTACAACGTATGGAACTAGTTCGTCGATAGGAGCCCGATGCTCGTCGGTGTCGAGGTCTAATCCTTCGATTTCAGTTATCGCTTCAGGCGGAAGGTCACGCACCCATAGGTGTTTGTCTTCCGAGGCCCACGGGAACCAATACCCTGAGTCCATGGCGGCTCCGTTGCGGTGTCGTAATGGGACGCAATACCATCGAAGATCGACTTCAGGCATTTGGCTAACACGCCTTACATAATCTTCGGTGTCGGGTGCTATGGCCTCTTCGTCGAAGAAGATCGTCAGCAGCGGAAGCCGGTTGAGCCTAATCGCCGCTTCAAGGCACAGGTTGAACACGGCAGTAGAATCTTTGCCTCCTGAGAATGAAACGAACACTGTGTCGTATTCATGGAACAGGAGATCAACGCGAGCGCGTGCCGCTTCGAGCACATTCCCATCGTCTGCTGTGCGTTTGAACTCAAACTGCGACATTATTCACCGCGTAGATGAGCGCATCGGTCATTGTGGGAATGTCATTTTCAGACATTAGGCGGCGCAATCCTTCAGCGAGTTCCGCTTTCTGTTCGCTTGACACCATAAAGGTCATCGGCGCTAGGGCTACCTCTACCGATTGCAAGGTATCTAGTGAAGCGGCCTCGCCTTCAATGTCGTCGAGGAATGAGGATTCGTCTGCGCTTCGCATTCCGGTGGTGCGAAGTAGCGCATTTAGATCAACGTCAGTCCAACCCGTGCCATCCAAAGAACCGATAGAGCCAAGGAGTTTGGCGAGAGACTCGTTGTCGTAGCCGGCAAGGTCGCTTGTTCGATTGTCGGCGAGCAGGATTCTTTTGGCTGTCTTCGCATCAACGTCAACATAGGTGACCGGGATTTCCGTCAAGCCGACTTGCTTAGCCGCCTGCCACCGATGAAACCCTGCGAGGATGTGACCGGTCGATTTGCGCACGATTACGGTGCCGTAGAAGCCGTGCGCTCGAATAGATTCAACGATCGCATCGACGTTGCCTACGCGCGCGTTGTCGGGATGTGCTTTCAACGCGTCGATTGGCACCAACACGTTTTCGGTATTGACGATTTCCACAGGTTCTCCTATTTCTTTGTCCATGTTCCGGGTGGAAGTTGTAATCGTTGTGCAACGGTTTCGTGCGGATCTTCCCCGACGTAACGTGCCCATTCATCAAAGACGTCTCGACGTACCGTGAACCGGAAACGATCAACGATGATGCGGGTTGGCCCACCTACCGTTCGTGTTGGCTTGCCGCTAGCGCCGCTCAGTAGGTCGTCAAGGTCGTCGAGGTCGTATCCGGTACCGGAAGGGTCCCCTACCGACCGAAGTAGCGTGATAAGCGTTTCATCGTCGTAGCCGGCGAGGTCACTAGTCCGGTTGTCAACGATAACAATCCGTGCCGCTTCGTCTTCATCTACGTCGACGAACGTAACTGCCACTTGATCCCAACCGAGCATCATTGCTGCACGCAAAGTGTGATTGCCGACTAGCACCGTCATCGTTGGCTGATTGACAACGATTGGACGGTACTGTCCATTCACGCGCAGGGACTCTGCTATTGCGCCAACGTCACCTTGTCGAGCGTTATCGGGAAAGAAATGTAGTTGCTCTATGGGGATAGAGGTGGCGTTTGCTGTGGATAAGCGGACGGGAGTAGTTTCCGGGTCTGATCGCTGAGCCGGTGGTTCAGGGAAACCTAACAAGTCCCGAATAGTTGATTCGGGTTTGCGTGGAAGTCGCTCAATAGGATCGGCCCAAGCCTCGAACGCATCTCTATCTACCGTGAGTTTGATTGATGAGACTGCTATCTCTGCATCTTGTTCTACATCGGGCTCGGCGGATGCTGCTGTTATGCCGTCTCCACCGATGCGGGATGGTGCGGGATGGAAAACTCCATCTACGTCGTCAAGGTCACCGCGAGTGAAGCCGGTGTCGTCGAGGGTCGGCAAAGAGTGCAGTAGTTCGGACAGAGCGCCGTCGTCGTAGCCGGCAAGGTCGGCGGTTCTGTTGTCTGCGAGGACGATGCGGCGCTCGCCGGCTTCATCTACGTCAACGAATACTGCGGCGATTTTGCGCCAACGCAATCGTTTCGCTGCCTGCCAAGTGTGATTGCCTGCGAGTATGTGATTCGTTCGAGTAGAGACGACGATGGGACGGAACTGTCCATGAGCGCGCAAACTGTCGGCGATGGCATCAATGTTGCCGCGTCGAGGGTTGCCCGGATAGGGCGCAACCGAGCCGATCGGCACAAGTGATAGATCCGTGGCGGTCATAACAAACGCAGCCTAGCGGCTAGGCGAGACGCTTTAGGTGATAGTGCTACAACCCTCGTTGCGTGAGTCGTATCAAAAGATCAGCGAGGATTGAGTTTGACTCGTCATCGGTTTGCGCTCCATCGGTAGCGGCATCAACGATCATGCGTTTGGCGGTGATTAGGTCAGCGATGTCTTCGTCAATCGTGTCGGCACAAATGGCTACCCACGCAGTTACCGAGTCTTCTTGGCCTATGCGGTGGCAGCGATCAGCGGCTTGATCCATGCCCGCTGGAGTCCAATCCTGCTCGACGAATAGCACGTCTGAAGCAGCCGTAAGTGTTAGCCCTACTCCGGCGGCTTTGATTGAGCACACGATGACTTGCTGCGATGGATCATTTTGGAATGCGTCAATCGATGCTTGCCGGCTAGCGCCGGTAATCCCTCCGGTAATGCGTAGTTGTCCTGCGAACTTGTCTGCCAAACGGTCGACGTGTTGACGATGATGAGCGAAGATAACAAGTTTGGATTCTGACGCGATGAAGTTTTCGATCCAAACGTCTATCGCCTTCTGTTTAGCCTCGGCGGCAAGTCGCTTTAGTGCGCTTACTGCGACTAGATGCTCCGCCGCTGACGTTCTTATTGACTGTTCCCACGCGCATCGGCTCGCTTCGGCATCGGTAGCGCCGGCGTCGAGCGCCGCTTGTCTTGCTTTCTCTGCCAAGAACGTCACTATGTCCCGTTCCGCTTTGCGGTATTCCTGCATCACCGAAGGTTCGCCCTCGACGATGATCGTGGCCCACCGTTTCGGTGGGAGTTCGGTGAGAACGTCAATCTTCCGGCGACGTAGATACGCGCTAGCGCGTAGACGGCGGTTGAGTTCCGGCAGGTTGGATTGACCGGCGTAGCGGCGGCGGAACTGTCTAGCCCCACCGAACTCGTCGAGCCGATGAAGGACTCGTAGTTGCGTAATGAGTTCATCGGGATGGTTGACTACCGGCGTACCTGAAAGACATAGGCGAATAGCGTCGTCTCGCAACCTGTCTGAAAGTCGTATGGCTGCTTTCGTTCGCTGAGTTGCACCGTTCTTGAGATAGTGCGACTCGTCGAAGATAAGAGCGCTAATGCCGTCTAGCGAATCAACCCAAGCGTCGAGTATGTCGTAGTTCAGAATGTAGACATCGGCGATAGGCAGTTCGTAGGGCCGGACTCCGTCCACAATGACCGCTGTGCGGTTCGGGAGCCAAGAACGGGCTTCCCTAGCCCAGTTGAGTTTGAGGGACGCAGGGCAAACCACAGCCGCCGGGAACGCATTAGTAGCGGCGAGTACGGCTAACGCCTGAACAGACTTGCCAAGGCCCATCTCGTCGGCGATTAGAACTCCGGACATAAGTATCGGTGGATCGTCTCGCTAAAGGGTCTGCATGTGTGCGCTATCAATGATCGCAACTCAACACGACGCCCACCCACAGAAGTACCATTCGTTGTCGCCGGACTTGATCGCCACCGCCGGTCCCCACTTGCTGTCATAAGCGGAAAGAAGTCGGGACGTAGTTTCATCGCCGAACAACTTCCGCATCGGTGCAGAGTCATCGTCGAGGTGTGAGTTGATTGCAGCGTCGAAGTCGTTGAGTGTTTTGTCAACCGGTAGCGAGAACTCGACGAACCCTTCCTTCTCAGCGATGCTGCCTGAGTAGCCGCTATGTCCGTGATCGTAGTAGGCACGTTCGAGCGCATCGGTAAAGGCTTGTAGCGCTGTCGTACCATGGCCGTAGGCTTCAAAAGTACAGGCTCCCATAATCGCATCTCTTTCTGTTGTGGTGGTTGTTTGATGATGGTCAGTACCAGCAGTAAGAACCGTCGGCGTTTTCGGCGACCCAGCGGAGCCACCACGCAGCGTATTCGCATTCATTCTTGTGAGTGACCGAAACAGCCTCGACGCCGGTTTCGATGTAATCAAACTTCGATGGATCATCAACCCATTCGATTCCGGCGATCGCATCCTCAATAGTTTCAGCAAGGTCGAGGCATTCTGCTGCTGACTTGTACGTTCCATCAGCATTTGAACCGTAGAACGACATTCCTTCGCTTTCGTCATACGCAATGCCGAGCACCTTTTCTAGCAACGAGTTGCCGTATTTACCTCGATACCAGCATGGTGATCCGAAGATGCCGTGAACCGCTCCGGTTTCGGGACGACCCTTTGCAACATTGAATGGACATCCGCACGCTTCCGCTGTTTCGGCGCAATCAACAACGCCTTCGGGATCGCCATCAACGTAGATCGCTGTCTTTTGCGTTACGCACGGAAGTTTCGCTGGAAGATTATCAAGTCCCATTCTGCTCACCCGATTCCGTTGTAGGGATAGAAACCATTGAGGCCGGCGGCTCGAACAAACTCGTCGTGCTGTTCGTTGAGAAACTCAACGCACCGATCGCCGAACTGTAAGGGACTTTCGTCGCTCTCCCAGTCGTAGTTGACGGTGAAGCCGAGCCCAAGGCTGTCCTTTAGGCTCAGTTCTTCGTCCCATGCATAGGCCCTGTGGTCGACGTCGCTGAAGTAGCCGGGGCCGATAAACCATGACGGGACTTGATCGCCGGCATCGTTACGCACCCACGGTGCGACGTAGATGACGGCAACGTCGCTGCCTACGTTGGCGATCATGGCGGTGTAGCCGGCGTAGGTGAGGGCGCTGAGGATTTCATCGAACTCGACGAGGTTATGCACTTGTGGTGCTTCGGTGATCCGTTCGATTGCGTCGTCAATAGCATCGATGTCAATCTGACTGAGGATTTCTTGCACTTGGTTGAGTGCGGAGATGAGCGCTTTGTGATCTTCGGGATTCATGATCCTTGTGCCTCCGTGTGCTTTTGCAGGCTGGCCATGAGGCGAGCGTTGACTCGACGAAAGGCGTTGCGGCGGCGGATCTGATTGCGCTTCTCGTCCCATTCGTCTCCGGCTCCACCTTCGTTGCAGGAATCGGTGAGAAGATCGAGCATGAAGCCGACCCAGTAAGCGAGTGCTTGAACTGACTCAATCGTTGGGCATACGAACTCGTGATGAAGTCGTGTTCCGCTCTTGGGTGGAGTCGTGCGTGTCGTTACGCCGGCGAGCGCTGCTGCTTTCGCTGACTCGCTAGCGAGCGGTCCGCAAGCCTCGACGAACTCTTCTGAGACGAGTCGGTTGCGGATAATGAGCGTTGGCTCGGTGGTGGTTGTGGTGGTCATTGCAGTTTCCCTTCTTGATTGGTTTGGTTTGGTTTGTAGATCGTGTTCAGTCTTTGACCGGGGTGGAGTCCCATACGGTTCCGACCCATTCGGTATTGCCGAAGTCGTTCTGCGCTTCGGTGCGTGCATCTTCCGGTGAGTATGCGACGACGTTTACGTCGAACGTTTCGCCATTTGCGTCTCGAAGTGTGACGTAGAAGTTGCGGCGGAGTCCAGCCTTCCGGTTGGCGTTTTGCACGGCTGCGGCGATCTCCTTACCTCGCTCGTCGGTGGGCGGCGCTACGAACAGGCGATACTGCTCGACGACCTCCGATGCCATTCCGTGCCATCCGTACTGGAAGTCTTGAACCCAAAAGTCGTGTCCGTTGTTGACGGCGAGGACGATTCCCCGAAGTGTGAACTGTGCGAACGTGCAACCGTCGTCATCGAAAGTTTCGATGAGGCCCTTCCGCTTGAGGTCGGTGAGGTGTCCCTTCTTCTCTGGTCGTCCGTCGAAGTCGATGAGTGGGGTTCCGCTCCAGTTGCCTGCGTCCTTTGCAAGTTCCTCGAACAGTTGCGCTGATCCGGTGGTGAGTGTCGTGGTGGTGGTCATGGTGTCTCCTTAGTAGGTAGCCGGAGCGGGCCTCCGGTACCTACCACCCTAGCCGCTAGCCCTAGCCGGCTCCAGTAGTCGGGTATCCGGCCCCAGTAGCGGGTTCCGGGGCCGGTAGCCGGCCTAGAGCCCGTAGGGCGTAGGCGACCCCGGCTCGCTGGAACGGCAGAAGCACGCCGCCTAATCCGGGGACATCGAAATCCGCATCCGCCGCCGACGAAGCGATGATGCGCTCAAGTGCCTCGCGTGTTTCGTCGAGCACATCGTCTGCGGAATGATCGACGATCGCTCCGGTAGCAATAACGAAATCACTTACCGATGAAGATGCATCTAGATCAACCCGCCACGCTTTGCGTTTGGGATTCCATCTACATCCCGGCAGTTCCTTTACCCTCACCAACAGGTTGCGGTCATAGTCGAACGTAATGCTGAACGCATGATCTTCAATAGCAACCGTCGGTCCTAGTGGCGGTTCGGCGTCGGGCACGGTCTGTACTTCTGCGGCTAACCGGAAGTCGTGCTTTCGTCCGTACTCGACGACGGTCCTCACGGAAGTTAGCGGCGCATACCAACACCTATCAGCGGACGACCATTGCCTTCCGGGGATTGAACGTATGTCTGCTACGAGAAGCGGGTCGTAGTCGAAGCGAATAGCAAAGGCCTCGCCTATTACGTCGATACTGCGTTTCACTCGTCGAGGTCTCCACCGCAATGAGGGCAGGAGGTTGGCCGGCGGCGATTACGGTTCGGCTCTTCAATGTCACGTTCTGATCGATAACGAGGGATTACATAGACCTTGCATGCGGTCCGTTTCGCCGTCAATCGAAGCACATGACCGTCGATGTGCAGATTGGTTAGAGCGCCGGAAAGAGTTCCGTGGTGATGATCGGGGAACTTTTTGCGTATCTCGGCGATAGTCATTCCATAGAACCCTGAAGATTCCACGGCTTTGAGTATTGACCGCTGTGTTGTTGAGGTGATGCCGTTTGCGTCGTTACGCTCCGCCCGTTCGAGCGAAGTGTCTGTCCCTGACCATCCCGATGTTCCGGCATAAGGGGTCGCCGGAAGTGGTTCATCATCGAAAAGGCTGTTCATTTTGGTTTCTCCTTGTGTGGTGGTCCTGCAATAGTAAGAACTAATGCGTCTCGCCCGATCATGGGCGCAAGGTAAGTGATAGTGCGAACGATGTCAGGAGTGTCGTCGAGCAACAGTCCTGCATCGACTAGTCCGTCAACCGCTGCTTTGACGGCCGGGTGACACGCCCCGGTGTCTTGCAAGCCTCTACGGTTGCCGAGCCACGGTTGCGCCGTGATTACGCACCATTCCAGACGAGGAACTCGCTGTTCGGACGCTAGCCAAGCGAATCCTGTTCGCCATTCTTTTGTAAGACGCGCGCGTTCCCATCGATTCTTGCCTCGTTCGAAGTTCGTTGTCCAAGGTCGAGCCGGGAACTCAAACGTCCAAGTTGGATAATCGCTCATGATTCTCTTTCCCATGACCATCGCCGGAATCCACGTTGATGGGATTCTTCGGGGTGCGTTTCAATCATGTCGTGACAATAGCGACAGACAACTAGGTACTCGGAGCGATCTCCACCGACGATGCGACCACCCTGCGATCGGGGAAGGATTTCATGTACGTCAACCGATCGTCGAGTACAACCGTCGTCCCAGCGGGCTTCGCAGGTAGGTGTTTCTTGCAATAGTCGTGCTACGAGCGCTCGCCGTTCGACATACATCTTTGAGGTTTTCGCTGAACGATGTTTGAGCGGTTTACGTTGCGGTCGCCAAGGTTCTTTCGCCTTCAGCGGGGTGCGTCGAGTGAGCGACGAATACTTCTTTGCGTTTGATTTCGGTTTGTCCGGGCAAGTCATAGCGTGATAGTCGAACTCTTCAGCACCACAGTTCGCACAACGAGGACTCGTCATAACGGCAACGCTACTGTCGGTATCGGCTCGGCAAAAGCATGGAAACCGAGTTGCCCCGGATTCCCTAGCATTAGATGATCGAGTCGTTTCTGTGTTTCCGCATACATTCGAGTGAACTGCGCTCGCAGGGTGTCCATGTTCGTTGAGTTGCATAGATTCCACCACCCGAAGATGCGCACCGTTTCCGTAATCGCCGGATGCGAGAAAGTCGGTGGAGCGTTACGACCGGCAATGTTTGACTGCTCGACGATCTCTCCCCACGCTTCTGACGGCGACGGCGCTAACACCCCTAGTCGCGATGCGTATGAGCGGCGGATCGTAGCGACGGTGGGCCAACGATCTTCTACGAGGATCAACGCCTTGACGGTATCAAGCGTTAGTTTTGCGTTGAGGTCAGCGAGCGAGTCGGCGTACACCGCAACAGTTTCTACGCTTGCCGGCCATTGCGGATACGCCGCTGCTATCACCGCAACTACATGTGCTGCTTCCCTTGCGTTCATTGCTGTTCCCCTATCTCGTCGAGCCTGTCTAAGAACGCCCGAACACCGTCGATACCCTTTGGTTGCTTCTTGCTCCTAGAGGCGTGCAAACGTAGGCGGTCATACTGCCGGCGTAGCGCCGTTGGTGAAAGTACGTTGGCTCGCCAAAAGTCGTCGGCCTGACACCATTCGATAGCGTTCTGTATTTGCGATGGTGTCCGCCCGTCGATGCGCATCATTCGGTCAATCGTTTGTATCCACTTAGCGGTTACGGTCGGTCGCTTCGATCCGTTCGCTTCGATGCGATCTGCTAGCAGGTTCGCTAATCGAGTCGCATCGCTTTCGTCGAACATAGAAGTAACTGCCGTAATCTCTGAAGTAATCTCTGTTGTAATCTCCTGTATTGACTCGCCCACTTGGGCTATTCGAAGTTCCGGGATCGGCTGTTCGACCTGCCCGTTTGGGCTTATCGAACTGCCCATACGGTCCGATCGCTGTTTACTGGCATCCGAGGCGATAACAGGATGTTCGTAGTTGATCCGATACCACTTCCTGCGCTGCCATCGCACCTTTTCCGGCTGGCACGAAACGACAACGCCTATGCCTTCGAGCCGTGCGATCGCCGCTCGCACTTGCTTAGCGGTAACTCCGATCTCGTTAGCCCATTCGTCGGTGGTCTTGTAGACCCACATGTGACCGTAAAGTTCGTTGCTTGTTCGTGACATCCAGTAATGCAATTGCTGTAGAACCGCAGCATCCGTGATCTGTCCTAACGCTCGAACAAGCGAAGGTTGTACGACGATGCAGGGTTCGTTGAGTAGTAATCCCGTCAACGAGAAACCTTTCGTGTGGTGGTGCCGGGGACGATAACGCTTCGAAGGAACGCACGATCGTCGTCGAGGATGCGATACGATGATCTTCGTTGCTATTTGACTTCCGTGGTGGTGGGTCAGATAGCAAACGGGTCGGGGAGCATTATCTGCTTCCCGACCCGTTAGTACGCTGAAGCGCCGTCGCTGGTATTCGTCTTGGTTGTAGCGGGTGGCGTAGGGCCGAAGCCCTACGGAGCCGCACACGGCTACTGAGGGGTCCATGGGAAGGCGTTATGCCGGCGTTGGGGACACGAAGGTCGGGGCCATTTTTTCCCACTCGGCGACGAACTCCGTTACTTGGTCGAGCATCTCATCGGTAATCGTTCCGGGGTGGCCGAACCGTTCAGCGAATCCTTGCTTTGCCGCTAAGCGTGCAGGTGCAGGTTCGATACCGTTGAGCCGTTCTACAACATCGGCCATAGGGCCGGTGATGTTTGCGCTCGACGAGTCTTTTCGTTGCGGTTGGCTTTGCCGTTTCTTGGCCGGCGTAGGTGCTGGTGCGTTGCGATCGTTCTCGCGCAACATAACTTCGTGGCGAGACGCCATTGAACGGGAAACTCCGATACCGCACGCTGCGATTGCTCGTCCGATTGCGGAGGTTTCGGCGTTCATCATCTCAGAATCTTTCGTGTATGGCGTGCGACCGGGGAATGTTTCCCAAGCGGAAGCCGTACACGGGCATGGATCGTCAGCGGTGCGGTACACCGCCGCTGTTACTTCGATGAAGTGGCGATCGCCGATGACGCGTACTTCCGGCGGCGAACATACGATCCGCCCTTCCGGGTGGTTCTTGTAGAACCGCTCGACGCGTTCGGGAACTGTGACGTAGTCGGTAAGGTCAAATGCCATGATGTTGCTCCTTCGTTTG